TTGGTAATCCTCCCATTGTTCTAATTCGCTATCCTTTCTTAAACCACCTTTGCCCCAATTATTACGATTTAAATATGATACATCAATATCACCGCTAACATATTCATGATATGGCGGTAAATAACTGCCATAAATATGAGTCCAGAAATTATTTCTTGAATGATAAAAGTCAAAACCAACGACAGGTGATACAACACCAAAGCCATCAAGTTCATCCCAAATTTCATTGTTGTATCTATTCATTAAATCACCAAAGACACCATTTCTAAAATCAATATCACTATACGCAACAATTTTACCATTACTATCTTTCCATATCCAATCTGTTCTTTGTTCATTTGTTTGGACATCAGTGTATCTTGTTAAGTGGTCTGTATATCCATAAACATAGCCTAATGAATACCAAGCATTTTTTGGATATTCTATTTGCTCACCTGTATCAGGATTAACCCAAATAGCAGTTTCATTTAGCCATATTTCTATTGGATTATAACCATAGGCTGTTTGATGAGTTCTATACATAGCACCCAATGAAAAACTAAATTTAAATCCTATTGGTATTCTGAATCTCAATTCACCAGATTGATATTTAAAACCAACATTACCCTGTTCTCTTTGTTCTAATTTTACAATATGATATTTACCTGTATGTCTTAAAAAATATCTTGTGTTAATAAATTCCTCACCACGCTCACGCTCTTTTTCCCAATGGAATAAATATTCAAATCCTTTTACTGCTGCTGTTGGCGCTGAAAGTCCAATCATGTTTTCAGTTCCATCAATATAGTTTTGTTTTATTTCATAATCAAATCTTGCCATTCTCCTAACACCTATACCAGCACGATAATCAAATGGATAATATTCTGTAACATCAATTACTTTGGGTATTGCATATAAATCATCAGCATCTGGTCTTTCAACAAAATAATCTTTACGAGTATTTTCATAAGCATTTGACATATCACCAGCTATATAAACTGTTGAATATTTAAACACCTCATCATAAAACTTTTTTAAAATTTGTGCGTTCAAATTAAAACAAAACAAAACACACAATATGTATAATAATTTTTTCATCTAAAATTTATTTTCTATTAGTTTATTAATTTCTTTTTTCATTTTTTCCTTATAATTTTCAGGAAGTTTTAAAGTTATATTACCCTCAATTCTAATAATTTCATTCCCTTTATTAAATAAAATAATTGTCGGCAAAAATTCAATACTTTCATTTAAAAAATGTTTTTCGTGTTTATCATTTTCAAAATCAAAAGTAAATGTATTATGGTTTCTGTAATCTTTTAATGAGATTTGTTCAGCAAATTCAGCACTAAATAAAACTACACTAATATTATCTTTATAGTTTTGTGCTTTAACAGAAAATGCAAACAGGACAATTAACAGGACACATATTTTATCTTTTAAGTTCATACAATCTTTCCTCAATCTTTTCAACTGTTTCTTTTATTTCTCTAACATCCTCTTGAATGTTTTCGACTTGCTGCTGTGTTAAGTCAATTTGTGAACGAATTAATTTGTCTTTAAATTCTGCTTCTTTTTCCGACACAACTGGTACTGGCAATTCTTTGGCTTCTTGAATGTCATTTGCCATAACGAAATACATACTGGCTAACGATACTGTAAAACCAATAATTAAAACAATAGTTTTTAAATCTAATTTTAGCTGTGTATTTTCATTAATCTCGTGTGCCATACTAACTTAATAATAGTGCAAAATTAATGATTTATTTTTTTATGAAGTTTGCTCGACTCTATTTGACAATTCTATTATAGCTTTATAATAGGTGTGGTCGTTAGCTTGTTCCTGAACATAGTTTACACCCTCTAATGTTGATGTATAAACATTAAAATTATCAGAACTTAAATCAAATCCTGAAATAGGTTTGCTGATTAATAAATTTAAACATGAATTAGCTAATTTATTTGAATCCAAATCGCCACCCAAATCACCATTGAATCTTGTTACGCATTCAATTCTTGTAACGACATCAGTGCAAAATTTTGTAGAATTATCATCAACAGCATCTGTGCTTAAAGAATAAACCCAAACATATGGCGTACTTTGATTTGTTCTAACTTTATTTGTAACAGGAACATTGGCACTGTTTAATGTTATATTGCCATTAAGTGCTGTAATAATTTTTCCTCTAATAAGATACATTGGGTCTTTCATCTTGTACTAATTTTTTTAATTTTAATTTGTATGTCTTTATTAAAATGTCTCAAACCATCTCTAACAGAGTTGAAAAAATATGGTTGTGGTTTTTGCTTAAAAGTACCAAACTCAACATAACCAGCATAATCCATATTTGCTTCTACTGCTGCCTCAATTAAATAAGGCCCAATTCTTTTACTGTCTGTTGTTATTGATTGTCTTAAAGCACCAGTGTCAACAGGTGAACGCATTTTAGCCATACCAACAATATTACTTGCAACTGTTTGAACACTTTTAGTAAACTCATTACTTGCAAAGTTTTTTAACATAAACATTGTTTTGTTAAATTTTCTAATATCATTTTTATTTACATGTACGCTAAATTGTGCCATTATGTTACCAGTGTTCCTTTTAGTGTTATATATTTATCTATATCACTTTCAAATACATCATTTATTCTATAACTATCTGAGCCGTCAATTTTAAATGTCATTTCATTATTATCAACAATGTCAAATGTTTTTTTCCTAATTATAACCTCTACCTCGTTAGTTCTTTGTCTTTGGCCACTTTGGTCTACATATTCTCCTGAAATGGCCTTAGAATAGCCCCAAACAGTGTTTACGAGGGTCTCACCAGACGAAAGAAAACCGCCATAAGAATCAGATGATGTAACGAATCTGTAAAATGCGATTCTATTTTTCATTTTACCAGGATTCATTATATAAACATATTTTTATATGAATTTAATATATCTCTTGTATCTGTTGGAATTAATCCATGTATTCTACCTTCTACAAAATCATTTCTATTTTCATAGAATGTAGCCCCTAACTGCTTTATAGCTTGTTTTAAGAGCGAATCGTCTAATCCTGATGTTGTGTATCGAATTTTAATTTTTTCTGCACTACCATCCAAATCTATGCTTTCATTGTTTAATCCAAGCATTGTGTAATCAGTAGTTGCCTCGCCATCAATATGGACACTTGTAATACTTGCAACTGGCCCAAAAGGAATATCAAAAATACCTGTCTCGCTTTTAGGAACATAATAAGTTCTATCCTTAGCGACAATATCTCTTGATATATAATTTTCGCACCAAATTCTTGCTTGTGTAATAATCAAAGCTATTAAAGAATCATCAGCACTTGTATCTATTCTTGCATACGCTTTAAAATCTGACGATGGCACAATTTCAGAGCCAGTTGTTGAATGAATCTTAATCTCTCTCATTATTTACTTTCTTTTGAATCTAATTTTAATTCTTTGGTTTCTTTTTTGGCCTTATTTTCTTTTTTTTGACCAACAGGCTCACCCCAACCTTTTGCAATCCATTTAGGCGCATTTGCGTCAGGAATATCCATAACAGCACCCTCTTGTATTTCTTTGCCATCTTTCATCATTGGCATTAATAATTTTATTTTCATAATATAAATTTTATGTAAAGATAAAAAAAAAGTGCCATAAAGAATTTGCTTTACGACACTCTTAAACTATTTATGAAATCAATGCAAAGTTATTAAAATTATTTTTATACTTATTGTGCATGGATAACCTTAATGACTTCTGCCCTTCATTTTTAACTATAAAAAAACCTTTATATTCCTCACTCCATAATGCAAAGTAATCTACATACTTAAAATCATATGTTGGTGTGCCTGTTCTTTTTAAAGATATTTGAGTTGACTTTCCATGCTTATATCTATCAGCACCTAAATACTTTACTTGCAATTTAAATAGCTTACCATTTTTTTCTAAAATACAATCGTATTGACTTGAATCTAATAGTGGAATAGATACCTTAAAACCATTCAGCATGGCTGTTGATGCAAAGTGATATTCAGCAAAACAACCTTTTTGATTATGATTCACTTTAATAATATACAAAAAAAAAGTGGGTACTATTAATACCCACTTAAAAACAAAATAAAAACTCTATGAAAAACTATCTCACTTCACCATCATTTTTTTTCAAGTTAATACTTATTTTCCAAAAGTGCATTCTTTTTTGTTGTTCCTCTCGGCTAATGGTTTCCCAATCTTTTGCCATTGAAGGATGATTAATTTTTCTTAATTGTTTTTTTCTTTTAATGTTGTGATTTAAAGTTTCTTTTGCGCTCATAATTATATCTAAGTTTTTTTGCATTATCCAATCCATAATGTTTATACTTTTTAGCTTTCAACTTCCTTTTTTAATTTCTTTATAAAAAAAGTTATAAAAAGTGAGGTGAAACCTTAGGTTATTATGTGATGATAGACATTTTAAACCTCCTCGCTATCAAACGAGTTATTTTGTTATTTCGTTATGGGAAACTTTATCCCTTCCTTTGCTAATGTAAGTTGTCTATTATGTTTTATTTAAGTTGTCGTACTTT